TCAGGAGTTCCATGACAAAATTGCGGAACTTATTGCACATGAGGAAACACATGTCGTTATAGAGGACTTCAAGATCACAGTGGAGACGGGAAAACTCTCGGATGCCCCGTGGTCTTTGGAACTCATCGGAGTCGTCCGGTACCTTTGCTACCTCAATGGCAAGGTGCTGGACCTCCAGCTTCCCTCTCAGAAGCCTTTTGCCGACAATGACAAGCTCCGTGCTGTGGACTTCTGGCATGTCGGAGGGGCAGGCCACGCTAATGATAGCCTTCGCCACGCCATGGTCTGGATCGTGGACCGCAACCGAAAGTGGACAAGGAAGCTCCTTGTGTGATACAATGTTAAACTATTGACGAAAGAGAAATATGGCGCTAATTGCTGAGATCGATGAGACCGATCCCACTAAGATAAAGATAGCAGAGTTTGAATGGAAGGACAAGGTTCTTCTCAACTCAGTTCCATCGGCGCACTTCAAGGCCAAGGATAGCTCTTGGACGTACAGCCTTACATGGCAGACCTGTTTGGCGCTGCAATCCACCTTCAAGGAAAAGCTCACCGTTGGGCCTAAGTTGAAAGCGTGGGTTCAAGACCTATACAATAACGTAGTTCTGCCAGCCTATGGTATGCGTATGGAGATCACTCCTCCCGGTTGGGAAGAAGTGATGCCCGATGTGGGACTGTACCCACACCAGAAGGGGGATGTCGCTTTCCTTTCCACGGTGAAACGTGGTATGCTGTTCAACGGAATGGGTTCCGGCAAGTCGATCTCCTCGACCGGAGCCATTCGTCAGTTGGCTGCACAGGGAGACCGTGTGTTTCCGATGCTTGTAGCGTGCCCGAACTCAACCAAAATGGGTTGGAAAAAGGAAATCCTCAAGGTCTGGCCGGGGCTGAAGATCAATGTGATCGACGGAACGGCCACTCAACGGCGCAAGCTGCTGGAGGAAGAGGCACACGTATATATAATCAACTGGGAATCCATTCGAGCACATTCCAAGCTGAAACCCTTCGGCTCCATTGCGCTCAAGCGCTGTACAGAGTGCAAGGGACTTGACAACAAAATCAAGGCAGCGACCTGTGAGGCTCACGCCAAGGAACTGAACGCAATTGAGTTCAAGTCTGTTATCGGTGACGAAATCCACCGTATCAAAGATCCTGCATCCAAGACCGCCCGTGCGTTCAAGGCTGCTACCGGAGATGCGGAGATCAGGATTGGACTTTCGGGTACTCCGATTGCCTCGAATCCTGAAGACCTGTTCTCTCCGCTGAACTGGCTGTTTCCGGAGGCTTACCCGTCCCGGAACAAGTTCATCGACCGATTTTGCATCACTGCGGATTCGGCATGGGGCGGTAAGATCGTCATTGGTATCCGTCCTGAGATGGAGCAAGAGTTCTTCAACGGCATCGACCCGTTCACGCGTCGTATGTCCAAGGAAGTAATTCTACCGTTCCTGCCTCCGGTTGTCTACGAACGTAGAGACGTGGAGATGGGCACCAAGCAGGCCAAGGCGTACAAGCAGATGCAAGAGCAGATGATCGCTGAGGTAGAGGGTGGAGACATCATCTACACCACATCGCCGCTCACCAAACTCACAAGGCTCCTGCAATTCTCTTCGGCCTTCGCTGAGGTAGAGTATCGTGATATTTACGATCCTAAGCTCGCAGCAGTGGTCAACAAGGCGTACGTCCGTCTCTCCGACCCATCGTGCAAGCTTGATGCTTTCATGGATGATCTGGAAGACTATGGCGACGAATCATTGGTAATCTTTGCAGTGTCCTCCCAGCTTATCAACATGCTATCAGCACGTCTGGATAAGCTCAAGATTCCGCACGGACTAATTACCGGTGATCAGGATGCCAAAGAGCGCGAAATGCACATGGAAAACTTCCAGTCTGGAAGGACCAAGTACATTCTGTGCACCATTGCTGCCGGTGGAACCGGTATTACCCTCACAAAGGGCAGTACAGCCGTCTTCCTCCAGCGCTCTTGGTCCATGATCGAGAACCTACAGGCTGAGGCACGAGTTCACCGTATCGGTTCGGAAGTCTATGACTTTATCCGGATCGTGGATTACGTCACAAAGGATTCCAGTGAGGAGATTGTCTTCAAGGCGGTAGAGGAGAAATCCAACCAGCTTGAGTACATCCTGAGGGACAAGCTACTGATGGAGAAGTTCATCAGGGGCGAACTATCAATAAAACCAGAAGAAACGAAAGAAAACGAATGACAGAACCAACAACAGCCAAGCGTCCCGTCAACATTGATGAGATCGAACTTATTCCGGCAAGGTTTCGCAGTGACGTGACAGTTCAGCTTGTGGACTCCATGGGCACGGAGGAGAATATTGTACGCTCCGCTAGGGTTTCCACCAAGGGAGCCGATTCTAGGGGCACAGAAGCCAACACAGGGCTTGTCAGGTACCTTTACCGCGAAGGACACGGTACTCCGTTTGAATCATGTGTCCTTCAGTGGTACTTTGAGACTCCCATCTTTGTGGACCGCCAGATCATGACCCACCGTATCGCTTCCACCAACGGTGAGTCTGGCCGGTATAAGACGATGGAAGGCGAGTTCTACGTCGTTGGAGAGGACCGTCCCTTGGTACAGGTAGGCAAGGTCGGAGCGTATACTTTCGAACTTGGCCGTCCTGACCAGCGTGGCGCTGTCCAGTTCGTGCAAAAGGCAGCAGCGGAATCAGCATGGGAGAACTACCAGAAGCTCAAGGCTTATGGGATCTCCAACGAGGTAGCACGGGAGCACCTTCCTACTACGCTCTACGTGTCCCGCTATTGGACGGCAAATTTGAGGGCAACCCTCAACTTCATGTCTCTTCGTAAGGACTGGGGACCGGATGCTCTGCACCAGTCCAAGGCCCAGTACGAGATCGCGCTCATGGTTGAACCCATGGCAGAAATTGTCAAAGAGAAGTTCCCCACAGTGTGGGAGTGCTTCGTTGAAAGCGGCTACCGAGCCGTTTGACATTCAAACAAAGTTAGGCTAAAATGGGATACAATACAGAGCCTTTCTTGGGGAGGAATCCGGAGTCGGTGTCTATCACCAACTCCGAGATTCAGACCTTCAAGGATTGCCGACGCAAATGGTGGCTTGGGACATACCGAGCGCTGAAGCCGAAGAACAAGACCTATGTCGGCCCTCTTACCCTTGGTATCCGCATTCACAATGCGCTGGAGTTGTTTTACACGACTGGTGAGAATCCGGTTGATGAATATGAACGTCTTCAGCGCATTGACAATGCGTTGTTCGAAGCCAGTAATGATGCGAACTTTGAGGACAAGGTAAAGAAGTTCAACAGCGAAGCCGAACTAGGGCGTATCATGCTTGAGGGCTACATGGAGTGGATGGCAGAGACCAATCCCGACGCGGATATTGAAGTGATCGCGGCTGAATCGAAGCTCTCCACCCGTCTGGAAATGGACCCGCGTGTTGAACTGATGGGAAAGACCGACCTCAAGGTCCGTAGAGCCTCCAGCGGTCGGCATGCACTGATGGACCATAAGTCGGCAGCATCCTTCAACTCATACTACGAGACTTCCCACATGTCAGAACAGCTTATGCTCTACGTCATTTTGGAGAAGCTGGATACCGTGAACGGTGATCCCAAAGTAGATGGGGGAATCTACAACCTTCTCAAGAAGGTCAAGCGTTCCTCAAAAGCAAGTCCTCCGTTCTACGAGAGGCTGGATGTCAGATTCAACGACAAGCAGCTTCAGTCGTTCTGGATTAGGACAATGGGTACTGTTCGTGATATAATGGAACTACGCGACAGGCTGGATGCCGGTGAGGATCACCGTTTCTATGCATACCCAAGCCCCACAAAAGATTGCACATGGAAATGCCCATTCTTCCAAGTGTGCCCCATGTTTGATGATGGATCATCCGCAGAAGCTATGCTTGAAGAACTCTATGAACAAGCAGATCCTAATGCGCGTTATGAAGAAGAAAACGAATAAGAAAGTGGTACTAAATGTCCGATAGATCGCTAACGATGCTTGTTCACGGCATGTCTGGAGCAGGTAAATCTACGCTAGCAACCTCGGCACCCAAGCCTCTACTGTATCTCGACGTAGAAATGGCAAGCAGGTTCCTCCGTGGCCGAAAGAAGAAGTGGAATCCACTTACGGAAGCGCCGCCTGAAGCTGATGGTTCTTGGGATATCTGCGTTGTAACTCTTGATGAGTTTGCAAAGGCCCAGAAAGCGTACGAGTACCTGAAGAGTGGCCGTCACCCGTTCAAGTCGGTAGTCGTTGACTCGATCTCCGAACTCCAGTCCAAGGCTGTAGAAAACATCAAGGGTCGTCAGCAGCTTCAAACACAGGACTGGGGAAAGCTCCTGTCTGTCATGTCGTTCTTCTGTCGAGATCTGCGAGACCTAGCCGGAACAGATGACAAGATTGACGCGGTAGTTATCACCGCCATGTCCCGTGACTACGATGGAATTGTGAAGCCGTACCTTCAGGGTCAGATCGCTTCTCAGGTTCCTTACTGGTTCGACATTACCGCGTACCTCTACATTCAGCAGGTCGCTGATCCCGTCACCGGAGAACTGCGCGATACGCGAAACCTCCTTGTAGGTAATCACCCGAACTACGAAGCCAAGTCACGTGTTCCCGGACTGCCTACAGTCATCGAGAACCCCGACGTAACGGTCATGCTCAACAACATCTTCGGTGAAGATGTTGCGGCTGCTCCAGTAGCGGCTCCTGTTCAGGATCTACCTCCTCAGGGTCCGTCCTTCGTTTCTCCGGATCTCGTTTCAGCCGGTCAGCCGGAACCACCTAGCCTCTAGTCCCTCCAATATAACTGAATACGCAAACAAAAACAATAACTGATAGGAAAATAACGAAAATGCCAGCACAGTCTTGGAAAGACCTCATGAACAAAGCCGAAGAGGGCGCAAAGGAATTTGCTATTCTTGATCCCGGTATGTACACGTTCGTGATCAAAGAACCCGCTAAGATCGGTCAGACCTCCAAGGAAAACCCCAAGTGGACTATCAACCCTTCGGTTGAGTCCGGTCCTCGTGCAAATGCCCGTGTATTCCACGACTTCATTGTCTCCGACAGCGCCTACGCCATGAAGACTTTCTTCTTCGGTGACCTTGCCGTTCTCGGTCTGGACGCGTCGTTCTTCGACCAGAATCCAAGCGAACAGCAGATTGCACAGGCTCTTCAGGGCCGTCGCTTTGTGGCAGAGGTTTACCACGAAGAAGGAAACAACGGGAAGACTTACGCTCGTCTGCGTAACTTCGCTCCTCCGACTTCGGCCCCGCCTGCTGCTGGGGTTCCGGGTGGGCTTCCGACCGCAGCGCCGATTCAGGCTGCTGCTCCGGTAGCTCCTCAGGTCCAGCCGACCATCGATGCAGGTTCACCGTGGGCAACCACTCCCGCCCCTGCTGCTCCCGCAGCACCGAGCTTCAACAACTCGGTCCCGCTCCCGCCGTCCTTCGGCTAAGCACTACCCCCTAAGGTGTGCCCTCGTAACTTCGGTTGCGGGGGCACACTTTTCCTATACACTACCAAGAAAGACAAAATGACTCTCGCTCAAGTAAAAGAATTCAATGAAACCTTCGGTGTGGCAATGTCCGCCACTCCTACGACTCGTGTCCCGACTGCGGGCCTACGTTACGAACTGATCCGAGAAGAACTTGAAGAGTTTTCGGAGGCAATGAATGCTCTTGATATTGTCGAGGTAGCTGACGCTCTTGGAGATATCCAGTATGTCGTGCACGGAGCGGTACTCGTATTCGGGCTGGAGCATCAGGATCTACACGTTGGTGTGGATTTGAGCGCATATTCCATCTTCATTGAGAAGGATCGTGAAATGTTGCTTTTCCATCTACATCGAGCCATACTGCATAACGACACCCGGAAACTCACGAGAGTTCTTGACAAACTTGCCGTTGAGGTCAAAAAGGTTGCGAAGGAACTAAGCATTGACCTTGAAGCCGTGGTAGATGCCATCCATGAGTCAAACATGAGCAAGCTTGGCGAAGACGGGAAACCCATCTACCGCGAAAATGATGGAAAGGTTATGAAGGGTCCAAACTACAAGACCCCGACCGATGACATCCGGAAGCTAGTCTTTGGGGATAACTATGCTCCAACCGGAGAATGACTTTGAAGGCCTACGCGAGAAGCTGACCGGCCTCGGGTATACGGGACTGCGGGAAGACGATGAGAGCCTTATACAGGCCCTCGTAGCGGTCCACCTGACCTTGGAGACCTTCGAGCTTTCTGAGGCCGCGAGAGGGGCCGTTATGGACCTCCTGAGTGCCAATGGGCGGAACGCTCTAGAGTCCGTCCCAGTGTTCGGAGAGGATGCTTGGAGAGACTTCGACTACGGAAACGTGAAACTAGGGGAATTCGTTCGGATCAAACATGATGCATA